AATTGGTGAAAATGCGGCTGGTTCTTTCTTTGGAACAGGATCAGATAGTGTACTTGGTAGAGTAGGAGAACAAGTAAGTTCTGATTGGAATGGATTTAAAAAAGCAGTAGGAGGCATTGTAGAACTCAATCCTACTAAAACAGGGTTAGAATATATGGAAAGAGCTAATATTCTAAAAGGAGAGTACAGATATCAAGATGATAGATTGTCAAAAATACCTACTCCTGATGAAATTCCTGTAGTAGATAAGTCTACAACTGAAAATATCCCTGTAGTTGAAAGTATTCCTGTGGTAGATAAGTCTATAAATATTCCTGTAGTTGAAAGTATTCCTGTGGTAGATAAGAGTAAAGATTTACAATTTAATCCAAATGCAAATGGAAACGATGCAACCTATGGTATAGATTTAGTACCAAAAGATGATGCTCCTGTTGATACTCAAAGTTTATTAGGCAAAGTAGGAGAAAATTTTGAAGAAAGCCTTTATAAACTGCCAGGTAATATGGCTACTAGTCTTGCAACTACTGCAGTTCAACAAGAAGTTATGGGAGAGCAACCAACTATACCTCAATCAGAACCAAGAAGAGCACTTGATTTAAATTATAGTCCTCTTAGTTACAATATAGGACAAGTTATTGCAAATCTTGATCCTCTTAATGTCTCTCCTACAAGTTTTTATCAAAGTAATGATTATAATGCACTTATGGCTAATCTTATGAATAGCACAGGTGTGTCTGGCGGTGCTTTTGGTAATCCTTTTATGAACCTTTCTCAACAACAAGCAGCTTAATAGGCATCAATTATGTCAGAGATGACTGAGACAGATAAAGATTTTTACACTATAGGGACATCTTTTAAGAGGGCTATTCCTGGTTCATCTTTAACAAGAAGTCCTGAAGATAGTTATACATGGGAGCAACCTCCCACTATTACTGATGCTTCAGAAGCAGCTAGGTTTTTCTTTACACAATTATTACAGCCTAAAGTGTATAACGCTGTATTAGATGCAGTAGAGGCAGGTACTCCTCTGATGGATATATCAGAAATGCTTATGTATCAGGCATATGTAGATGGAATTATAAATCCTGATCTTTTGCTTATTATGGTAGAGCAAGTGGTATACATGATTGCTGCTCTAGCAGAAAGACAACAGATAGATTTTATTATTCAAGAAGATGATGAAGAAGATATTGAAGAAAATAGAATGCAGCAAGCATTAAATCCTAATATGGATACTGAAAATATTGAAATACCTGAAGATATAGCACAACAGTTAGAAGAAGCACAGATACCAGAAAGAGAATCTTTATTGGCTCCTCCTCAGGAAGCTATGCCTGAAAGAAGCTCATTGTTAGGAGAAGAGTAAATGTCCTTACCTACATTAGGTGAAGCCTATTCGTTGTTAGCAGATGTTAGAACAACTGAAATTCAAAGACAGCGTGAAGAAGAACAAGAGTTTCAAAGACAGCTTAGAAGAGATGCAAGGCGAGATCAATTAAGAGCTGCCTTTTTTCAGCCTATAGCAGGAGCTGTTGCAACAACAGGAATGAAAGTTCTTGGAGATGTTGTTGGAGGAGCATTCTTAGGAAGTAATGCAGTTAAAAAAGTAACTCAACAAGAACAATTTAGAAACTTACAAAAAGATGTAGCTCTTCAAGACAAAGCCATAGCAGGTATAGCAGATTTAGCTGCAACAACCTCTAAAAATCCAGCAAAAGTTAAACAAGATCTATTAAAACTATTAAGAAATCAACTAGCTATGGATAAATACAATCAAATAAATTTTGCTGATTTAACTCCTTTACAAAAAAATGAATTAAGTAAACTTTTGACTGATGAAAATTTTCAAACTTATTTTAATGATACTACAGAAAAACTTAGACAAGATGTACAAAAGCTTAATGCAGAATTAAGCACTCAATTTAATTCGACTAAAGTTGCAAAGTTTATAAAACAAAATCCTGATCTTTACTCTGCAAAAAGTGGAGGTGAAAAATTATTTTTTGCTATTGGAGATAAACTAGCTTCTTTTATACCTGGTATAGAAGATCGTGATCGTATGCGTGAATCTTATGCTATAAAACTATATGGCATAAAAGATGAAGAAAGTTTAACTAATGATCAAATAGAAAACTTAGATTGGCTAATGGGGTCAACAAAAGAAGGTACTCCTGTAGAAGGACAAGGAGCTAGAAATCATGCAGTCTATAAAGAATATAAAACTAAATATGATGGGTTATTTAACAATTTTTACGATAGGTTAAAAGAAAACCCAGGTACTAATCAAATTAATAAAAATATATCTCTGCTCGAAAGCATAGATTTAGCTGTTCAAGCAGCACATTTAGAAGATAGTAGTAATGTTTTTACTATTGATTATTACAAAAGTAAAGACGCTTATAATAAAAGCGATAGAATGAAAGAAGGGATTCCTTTTAGTCATAATCCTGCTCCTGTATTTTTTACAGCAAGCGATATATCAAACGAAAATCTTACTGATACTATAAGAGCATCAGGGCCAAAAAAGCAACAGCGTTACAATGCAGCAGTTAAAAAATTAGAGGACGCTACTGGTCTTACTGAAAGTCAAGTTATAGAAACTTTACAAGAAAATATTTTTCCTTTATTAAAAAATAATTTTAGTGACGCTTTAAATGATATGTTTCGAGGAACTACTTATAAAGGTAACGCTTATTATTTATTAGGTTCTTTAAATAAAAGTGAGCAACAAGCTTTATTTGGAGAGTTTCTTGTTATGGGCTTAGAAGAAAATGTAATATCAGTAGCATCAGAAGCAGGACTTTTTAGTAAAGAAGAAGGTGCATTAAGAATAGGATTAGATAAAAAATCTAATAATTATGAGTCAAATAATACTTTAAGAATATTAACTATCTTAGGAGAACCAGAGCAATATGTGGAACCTGCACAAGTTTCTACAAGTAGCGTTTCTCAAGCAAATACAAACAACCTTGTTAAACCAATTCCCTCTTTTGTAGAAATTCAAGGAACAGTTATAGGGCTAACAGTACAAGATGTACAAAAAATGAAAAGGGAAGGCAAGTCAAGAAAAGAAATTGAAGACTTTATAACAGAAAAGCAACAAGTATTCTTACAAAGAATAAATAATTCAGGGATTAGAATTCTTGAAGATGATTTAGAAATTTCACAAGAACAGTTTAATACTGTAAGAAAAATTTCTTTAAAAGATTATCAACAACAACCAATTATGACTAGGAGAGGGCTAAGAGGAAGTCAATCTGGAACAGGAGTAGAAGGATTATTAAGTGATCCTATATTAGCATTTTCTAAACTTAGATTAAGAAATCAATTAGAAAATTTAGAAAATAATCCTAAGCCTATGCAAGAATTTTTTAGATTTTTTGATCCTTTAGATTTAGCAAAAGTTACTCCTGAAGTAATGAAAGAAGTAGGGTACTCAGATGAATTTATAGAATATGCTCAACAAATAACTAAAGATTCTTCAGATAGTCTTTTAAGTGATCCTAATGAAAAAATATCAATAGATAGTGTTTTAGAGACTGCTTTTGAAAATCAAGCACTAAACCCTATAACAATAGATTTATTTACAGATAATCCAAATGGTATGACACTTCCTGCTGTAGAGTCTGCAGCATCTTTAAGTGTTGCTGATAGAAGTAATTTAACAAGTGACCATGATGCTCATGGCATTACACAAATTAAAGTAAGCACAGCAGTACAACCTGGTTACAATACTCCTAATATATTTAAAGTAGCTGATAGTCTTGGTGTTACTTATGATGAAGATCTTGCTCAAGAAGCAATGGCAATAACAGCAAAAGGAGCTGTTTCTCAACAAAAAATGACTGAAGAGGAAGGCCCAGCTTGGCAACAAGTCGTTGATTTATTACGAAATCCAGAAGTTAATGTGCGTTTAGGAGCATTATATTTTAATAATCTTCTTAAAAACTATAATAATAATCCTGTTAAAGCTGTTATCGCTTACAATGCTGGCCCTGCAGTAAGTAATTCTTTTACAGGAGATAGATCTGTATTGCGCCAAGAAACGCAAGACTATCTAAGTAAGATGGGTTTATAAATGGCTATAAATTCTAATGAATCTCAAAATGTTGAAGATTATTTAAATAGTTTAGGGCTTTTAGAAGAAAAAATAGAAGAGCCAACTACTATAATATCTGATCAGCTTTCTGTTGTTAATGAAGACCTTCCTGCAGTTAATTCTGTTGAAGAGTATTTAGGTACAGTTTTACCTACTTCTGAAGTTGATTTGTCTACAATTCCTACTTCTAGAAAAATATCTTATGGCATGGAACAAGAAACTACTCTTGGCTATAACGCTTATCGTTATGCTTCTGCTGCCCTAGATGCTTTTTTAAATGATGGTGATACAGAAGTAAATTTATTAAATGCAGAAATTTTAAGACAAAAAGAAATAGATGAGAAATATCCTGAATTTATTGGGTTAAGAGCAGATCAAGAAGATATGGCAATTACTGGAGGAAGACTTTCTCAAAATGTTTTTGATCCTAGTTATGCTCTTTTTCCTTGGGCTAGAGTAGCTGCAGTAGGACTTAAAGCAGGAAGAACAGGACAAATAGCAGCATCAGCTACATTAGGAGGCACAGTTACAGGCACTGAGAGTGCTATTAGGCAAAAAGTTATTGAAGGAGATGTAGATTTAAGACAAGTAGGCATAGAAGCTGGATTAGGTTTTGTAGGAACGGCTGGTGCAGACATCATTGGTACATCTATTGGTTTATTTAAAGGACGCTCTGCTGCTACAAAAGAAACAAAAGACTTAGTAACAGATTTAAAAAATCCAGCAGAAACAAAACCTACTTTTGGGAGTCCTATTGCTGACTTTGCTGATCAAGCAACTTATGACAAATTAAGTGGTACAGAAGCAGGTAATTTAACTGCAGCTCTTAATAATGTTACTGAGTCTGTAGGAGAGTCTAATTTAAATAAAATGGGATTAGATGTTAGAGAACTTGCAGGTGCTATTAGTATTCATAATAAAAGTTTAAAAAGTATTACTGCTCTTAAAAAACAATTAAAAACAGTAACAGGCAATAAAAAAGAACAAACAAAACTTGCCTTAAAAAAAGCAAGAGAGACTGAAAAACTTTTAAAACAAGACTTAATTAAAAGAGTAGCTTCTAATATTGAAGATACTACATCAGTAAATATGCAAGTTATTGAAGAGTTAGCTCAGAAAGGAGGACTCACACAAAATATTTATCGTTCTGTTATGGGACAAGTTACACGACCTATATTTGGAGCAATAGGTGGTGGTGTTATTGGTAATATGTTTGATGAAGATGGCACACATGACTATCTTTATTATGGAATGATGTTAGGAGCTGGAGTAGGAGTTTTTCAGAAACGTATTCAAAACTCAAAAAAATTAACTTCGCTTCAAAAAGAAGAAGGTCTTTTAGTTTTAGATGAAGCTCTTCTTGAAGGCATTTCACATCAAGTAAATAATTTAAAATCTGTTACAGCTACTACTGTAGCAAGTAAAATGGATGCGTTAGGAGGGATTGCTAAAGTTATAGGCAATAGATTATTTTCTAGATTTGGAAGTGCTACAGATTCTGTAGAAGCAAGAGTTTCTCGTTTACAAGCAGATTATTTAAAATCTTTATACACTATTGAAGGCATGGAAGTATCTCCTGTTACGAGTTATTTTTCAGATGTTTCTAAAGCAGCAAAAAATCTTTTTCTTGCTAAGTCTAGTTTAGCTGAAACTGAACAAAACAATATTGCTATTATTGTTGGTGAATTAATGAATGGGTTTGTAGATATTAATGCTATTAAACCAGGGTACAAAGGACTAGCAGGGACTTTAAAGAATGTCACTGCAGAACAAATAGAAAAAGCAAAAAAAGCTTTACCTGTATTTCAAAACATTCAAGAGGGTATAAAAAATAGTGTTTCTGAAGTAGATATTGATTTTAAAGAGTTAGATAACTATGGTCTTACTCAAGTATTTAATAATGTCAAAATACAAGAAAATTTACCTGCTTTTATTTCAGACTTACAAGAAGCTATTAAAATACAGGTTAAAAATAAAGGTAAAAAGTTAGATGCTAATAAGTTTGCAAATGCAGTTTCTGGCAGAACTTCTTATATTTATAAAGATAGCGACTCAGTTTTTTCAAGAAGTGACGATAAGAAAGTTACCTTTAGAGGCACTGCTGATTACTTTGAAAATCAAAGACAACTGACTGATTTTGAAGCAAGAAAGTTTTTAGCTTCTAAAGGTTGGATAGATCTAAATGCACAAGAAGCATTAGCTACCTATGGTACAAATACTATAAAGGTTGTGGAATTTTCTAGAACCTTTGGGCCTGATGGAGCATTGATTAATGATTTGCTAAAGAAGGTCTATGATACTTTTGAAAAAAAACAACGAGGCGTTAGTCAAGAAAAATATAATGCTTTAGATAAAGCAAGAGAAAATTATGTAAACACTATTACAAATGGTATCGAAGCTTACTGGGGAGTCTATGGTAAACCAGTAGGAAAAGGTTCTGAATATCTTGTAAGAACTTTACAGGCTGTTGGTAATATGAGTTATCTGACTACTGTTAGTATTGCGAACCTTCCTGATTTATTACAGCCTTTTATTAATAGTGGTTTTGGTACAGCAGCAAAACAACTAGTTAAAAATTTTAAATCTGATGAAAGATTTTCTACTCTAGGTTCTTTTAGATATGACAACTCTTTTGAAAGAGAACTTACTCAATTATTTTCTTCTGAATCTTTAAGTAAATATGGAGATCAATTATCTAAAATTCAAGAATTATATTTTTCTGCTGTAGGTTTGAAAAAAGTAACTAACGTAGCAAGAAACTTTGCTTATGATGTAGGTGTAAGTAGAGCTTACACATTAGCTAAAAAATCTAAAGGTGATCGTACTAATTTAAGTAGCACTGAGTTAGAAGAATTAGAACAGTTTGGTTTAAATGCTGCTGATAGTGCAGATTTAAAAGAAATATTAAAACATGACACTGCTCTTGATGCATTTAAAGATAAAAAAGCTCAAGTATTTTTAGATATAGCAGGTAGAAAAGCTGCTGATAGGGATGCAATTATTCCTTTAATAGGGAATAGATTAGTGTTTTCTCAAAGTAAAAATCCTTACATGAGAGCAATAGGTCAATTTATGTCTTGGGCTATGGCTAAATCTTCTCAAGTAAATAGTATGGTTACCAGAATTGAAGATGGAGATGCTAAGTTAGCTTTAAATATGGCGGCAGCTATTCCTTTTTATATGGCAATAAAAGAATTAAAAACTTTAGTTAGCCCTGGAGAACGTCCTGAAGCTGAAGAAAAAGAAGACTATATTAATTTAATGGCAGATGGAGTAAGAATATCAGGTATATTTAGTAATGTATTCATAGATAAAATTGCTGACACAATTAAATATAATTTAGGAGGGCGTGGAGATACTGCAGTAGTTGAAGGGCTTTCTCCTAGCATTGCTCTTATTAATGCATTTGGTAGAGCACTTCGTGACTCAGTTATGGATATTGAAGCAGATGATAAAGAAGGAGCACTTAAAGAAATATTAGATGAAGTGCCTTTAGTTTCTCAAGCATTACAATATTACAAAAAATTTACAGGTGAAGATTTAATAGAAGATAAACCTAATACTCCTACAAAGCGTTCTTCAGAAGTAGGATTTGCAGAAGGAGGCAGAGTTACCTATCCTAACTTAGTTCCTAATGCTCCTTTAGAACCTGATGAGCGCATCGATAAAATGACAGGGCTTCCTTATGATGTGCAAGCAGGTATTCCTTTTATAGATGAAGAAGATCCTCTTAAAAGATTAGGGCTTGTAGGAGGAGGAAGGATAGTTACTGATCCTATGCAAAGACTAGGCTTTACTAAAAGAACTACGCTATGAACAAACGTAATGTTTTTGAACAGCTAAAGATTGATGAAGGCATCATCTATGAATGCTATATGTGTTCTGAAAATGTCCTTACGTTTGGTATAGGGCATAAGATATTAGAAGATGACCCTGAGTATGGTAAGCCTGTAGGCACTCCTGTTAATCAAGATAGAGTATGGGAAGTCTTTCAAAAAGATCTAGACACTGCTATTGATGAATGTGAAGTAATGTTTGGTAAGTACACTTGGTATGGCTTTCCTGATGAAGTCCAAGAAGTTTGTGTCAATATGATGTTTAATCTAGGAAGGCCTAGATACAGTAAGTTTCGTAAACACATAGCTGCTCTCAAAGACTATGATTGGGCTTTAGCAGGTGCTGAAGCTAGAGATAGTCGGTGGCATACACAAGTGGGAGATAGGGCTGAACGTCTTTGTAAAAGACTAGAGGCTCTAGCTAGTTAGATAGTTGTTTGCTGAACTTGCAGCAATAGGTAGTGCTTTATCTACTATAAACAGTCTAGTTTCTCAGTATAAAGAGACTAAGGCTAATGCCCAGGATGCTGCTAGGCTTCTAGGTAAGTTCAGTGAAACCTCTGCAAAGTTAGACAAGTGGGAAAAGAAGACCAAACTAAAACGTCCTCTAACTCCTAAAGAAGCGATGGATCTTAGTATCCAACGCAGAAAAATCAAAAATACAGAAACACAAATTAAAGACATCTGCCTGATGAGTGGATGCATTGACATATGGCAAGATGCCCAGAGGATAAGGGCGCAAAGTGAGAAGGAGCACCAGCAATATTTAAAGACAGTACATATCAGACGACAAAAAAGAAGGAAGAAGATACGCCAGATCAGCATCGTTGTTCTTATAGTAGTATTTACAATAACCCTGGGTGTTACTGGGTATGGCTCTAAATGGTTGTATGAACAATATAAGATTCAAGAAGCCAAGCAAGAATTAAAACAAAAACGTAGAATATTAAGAAATATACGTGAATGTGGTAGGCAACAGTGTTAGTGCTTGCTTTTGTATTAGTGGTTATTGTGGATGACAATGTAGTATCAGATAATAAGATGTTATTTAAGAGCATATATCGCTGTAATATATTTAGTAGAGCGATAGAGATGGGTAAAACAAGTGCGTATGACAGACCTAGCTACCCTCAGCAAAATATTACCGCATATTGTATCCCTAAGAGAGTATCTGAAAACGAGGTCTTCTACGACTAGGAGTAGTTATATGTGGCAGGTTAGTGCAGTATTACTAGTAGGATTAACTGCAGTATCAGGGGCTTTTAAATTATATTATGATAAAGCAGAAGCTCAAAAAGAAGCGATAGCTGTACAGTTACGACAGTCTGCAGACAATCAAGCATTGCTAGAAAACAGTATTGCTGATCTTAATAACCAGGTTTTACAGGCTGAACAGGATAAAGAAGAAGCATTTAAAAGGATTACTGCACTACAAGAAGCTAATGCAGAGGCTAGAGAAGAAGTAGATAATTTAAAAAGTAAGTTCGATAAACACAATATGAATGTACTTAGTTTAAGAAAGCCTAAATTAATTGAGAACATTATTAATCGTGGTACAAAAGAGGTTCTAAATGAACTTGAGAATATTACTAATCCTGCTTCTAGCAACATGTAATGGTTGTGCTTTACTAGGGAATGATCCCTATGTTCCTGAAGTAAAACCAGTAGAGGTAGTTACTATTACTAAACCTGCTGCTGTGTATCATCCTCCCCTTCCTAATAAAGTAAATACTAAACCTGTAGAATGGAAAGTGCTTACCCCTGCTATTATGAGTGAGTACCTTACTGACTTAGAAAAGGGAGAAGCGCCTACTAATGTTTACTATGGTATCAGTCCTACAGGGTATGAAAATTTATCTGTAAATATGGCAGAATTAAAAAGATATATTAGACAGGTGTTATCTATTGTTGATTATTATCAGAAACTAGATAAACAGGAGAATGCTGATGCCAGCAAAAAAGAAGAAAAAGAGTAAGTCTAGAGTTAATGAAGCAGGTAACTATACCAAACCCACCATGCGTAAGAACCTATTTAATAAGATTAAAGCAGGTTCAAAAGGTGGTAAGCCTGGACAGTGGAGTGCTAGAAAAGCTCAGATGTTAGCCAAGCAATACAAAGATAGAGGTGGAGGCTATAAGTAATAATGGCTGATCCTAAGAAAGGTACTGGCAAAAAACCTAAAGGCTCTGGGAGAAGGCTATATACTGATGAGAATCCTAAAGATACAGTCAGTATTAAATATGCTACTGTAAAGGATGCTAGAGACACAGTACGCAAAGTTAAGAATATTAAAAAGCCTTTTGCTAGAAAGATACAGATTCTTACTGTATTAGAACAGAGAGCTAAGGTAGCAGGTAAAAAGGAACAGGCTGCTATAGCAAAAAGAGGTAAAGAAGCATTAAGAAGGAAAAGAAATAATGGCTCTTAAAAAATCTCAAAAGTCTTTGAAAGATTGGACTAAACAAAAGTGGCGTACTAAGTCAGGCAAACCCTCTGCTAAAACAGGTGAAAGATACCTTCCTGAAAAAGCAATCAAAGCATTGAGTGCAAAAGAGTATGCAGCTACCACCAGGAAGAAGCGAGAGGATACCAAAAAAGGTAAGCAACATTCTAAACAGCCTAAAAAGATAGCAAGAAAGACTAGAGCTTATAGGAAAAAATAATGTCGCATGAAGATAGAAAGAAAGCTATGCTGAAAAAGTATAGGCTAAAAGGAGTAAACAAACCTAAAAGAACTCCTAATCATAAAACTAAATCACATATGGTCTTAGCCCAGGATGGACATAAGCTAAAGTTGATACGTTTTGGACAGCAAGGAGTTAGAGGAGCAGGTAAGAATCCTAAAACTGCGAAAGACAAAGCCAGGAAAAAGTCTTACTATGCTAGGCACAATGCACAGGATGCTAACCCATCCAAGATGAGTGCTCGTTATTGGGCACATAAAACTAAATGGTAATGTAATGAGAGGAAAAAAGAAAAAAGAAAAGTATGTATGTAAGTTCTGTTTATGTGATGACAGAGAAAAATTTACTCCTGGTACATTCTATGAATGCAGAAGTTGTAGAGCAAAAAGATCAAAAGATATTAACTTTTCTCAGTTTTCTGCTGCAATGAGAAATCAAAAACTTGCCTACAAATACTGGAAAGCTACAGCCTAAATATAGTATCATTATAAATGGTTGACATTTTAACCAATCCCCTTTTAGGCTAACCTAGTGCTGCAACATTGGGTTAGCCTTTTTATTAGCGAGACTAAAAGATGACTACAACTTTGTATCTAATAACTGTAGCTAATTGGTATGCATTTAGTAACTTTGAAGGCACAGATCAAATTAATAAATGTGGCTTATTAAAAAAGTATTTGTAG